AAGTTTCGGTGGCTCTACAAAGACAGACAGAGAGCCAATGAGAATGAAAGACGGATCTATAGCATATTCACTGTCAAAATTAGAACATTATGAGGTGGCAGTATGCAAAGACCCAGCAGTTCCATTAGCAGTTATTACAGATATAAATCCAATAGCAAAGGCTAACATGAATTGTGATAATACAGGATGCTATGTTACAAAACCAGTCAAAGTTGGACATAAAACATACCCTAAATTTGAGGCTGCTGTTGCAGGTGTAATGGAAGATTCTAATGTACCAAAGATAAATGCAGAAAGAATAGTAGGAGCAGCAGAAGCAAATGCAAAACAAGCAGCAACAAAATGCAATATATGTGGATTACCAAAGAAATCTGAGGGTGCAGACGAACCAGAATATCATGATGAATCAATAATAAAAGAAGATTGTCCACTTGAACACGCAAAGGAAGATATTGATGAGCATATAAAAATAATGAATAGTAAGAAAACAGCAATATGCAAAACCTGTCATTTACAACATGAGGGAACTTGTAATGAAGCAATGGCAGCAGATGCAGCAAAGAAAAAGAAAGAAAAGAAGAAAGGCAAGCAAGTAAAGGAGAGAAAGAAAAGAAAGAAACAATCTCAGGGAGTAGGAAACAAGAGAAGTTGGAGAACATTTAAATCACTCGTAGATACGAACAAAGTATTAAATCTTTATCAGGGTAATGTGATACCACTGGCTAGAATATTAGATAAGGTATCTTTACCAGTTAAAGATGAAAATACAGGAGAAGTTACAAATGAAGGTGAAGTTAGTGGAACAGGTAGACAATCAAAAGAAGAGAAGAAATTAGGTGATAAAGCAAGACATAAACTACATTTTGACAAACTTCGTGAGAGAAAAAGACAAAGATACCGTCCACAACAAGCAAAAGACCCAAAGGCTATGATACCTACAGCCCAACAGCAAGATAAAAAAGCCAAGAAAGAAGCTAAGGAAGCAGCAAAAAGAGCAAAACTTGAATCAGCTAAGAGAGAAAGACTTGCAGCAAGTAGTGCAGGAGCAACTAATACTGCAGCAATAGCAGCACACCGTAAGAGAAATCTTATAGGAGCTAAAGCACCATTCACAGAGAGAGGAAGAAAAATAAGCAACATAAAAGAAGAACCCATAATTGCAGAGAAATCATTATTTAATAAAATCTATAATAAGATTAAAGACGCACCAGCAGATATCAAACGACCATCAGGTAATGTTCCAGCAAAAAGGAAAGAGCCAAAAGGTCAGTCTCATGGAGCACAAAGCACCAGTGAAAGAGAGAGAGGAATAATAGAACAGCAAGCTGATCCAAAATTACATTACACAACACCACATAGCATGGATAGAAATAGAGTAACTGCACCACATGAATATTTAGATGAAGACCAACATGAATTTTTTGATGATGATTATCGAGGCTATGTCAGAGGTAGAAGACCATATGAATCTATGATTAAACCTAATGCAACTTTGACAGATCCAAGAAAAAGAAAATCATTGTTTAGTAAAATTTACGCTAACATATCAAAAAAAAACTAAAAAAAGTCGGATCATCAGCAATGATAGATCCAAACAAAGTTAATCAGGGAGCAGGATTTGGGATTAGAAATCTAACACCACCAGAACGTAAGAACTCTGAAAATAAAAAACCTGATTCACCTGATATTTGGAATAAGAAACCTGAAAAAAAAACTAGAACTATGGAAGCCAAACTTGGAGATGGTAAATATGACTATGTTTATGGAGAACTCGAATGACATCAAATAAAATAGTTAAACGTGAAGGTTGGGACGCAGATGATAAAAAACGCATGAATGAGTGGGAAGAATCTAAAGATATGGACTCACCAGTTAAATGTACCAACTGTGGTGAAACTAAACCTAAAGTATTATTTACAAATCCATTAGGAAAACCTAAAGGAGTATGTGACCAATGTGCTACAGCAAAGAATCCAAAATGGCTTAAAGATCTTGAACGAGATGACTTGGATGAAACAGGTACTCCAACAACATCAACGAAAGCAGAAAAATCATGTCCTTTCTGTAAGGACTTTGCTGCACTGACTGCAGAGCATCCAACAAAGATTGAAGAACTTGTAGATATGGCAAAGGAACATGATAAAGATCCAGAAACATATCATAAAAATGTTGTAGCACACATGAGAAGATTGAATGAAAGCCAAGACAACTGGAAAAAAGTCAATAGGGCATTATTACTTAAACTATACGATGAAGAAGGATGTATATATTGTAGAGTTAGTGATGTATTTAAGAAGCAAAAACTACCAACACATAAACACTTAGAGGCATATAGAAGTGCACATCATGAGGCATTAAATACAAACCCAGTATTTCAGAAGATGTCACAGGAACAAAAGAATGAACAGTTGGCTGCTGTTGAACATGATGTTAAAATATTTGAGATTCATTCAAGAAAACCAGACGAGGTTCATGATATGATAGACTATAAAAAAGGTATCTATCGTGGAAAAAAACCAGATGAAAAGAATGCAGCAACAATGGCAGTATCTTCACCAAAGACAGGTGAAACCTGTAACTGTGAAACTGGAGACCATGCAAACTCAGGTGGTCAAGAACATGGTATGTTTAATCAAGATATAGGAAGACAGAACTGGCAGGGTCAGGGACTTCCACAACCAGTACAGGACAAGGACAATTGTCAGTGTGATGAGAAACCAGCAGAGGCAAACAAAGTTCCTAATGCAGACGCAAGACTTGGAGATAACGAAGATGAAAAGAAGAAGTCATACTGTCAATGTAATAAAGCTTATGACGCTGAAGGTAAGGAGTTAAAAGTTGTAGTTCCATTACATGCAGCACGACCAACAGGAGGAAAAAGTGGTAAAGATTTTTTACCTAATGCAGCAGAAATTGATGAAAAGGTAGCAGAGCATTATGGAGAAATACCACGATCACATGTAGGTGGTAGACATAATGCACCACCAAAAAAACAGAGTAAAGGTGATAAATTTATGAGTCGTCATATGTCTCCAGAAGCTTTACAGCATCATGAAATGACAACATATGATCCAGACTTGGCAGAGAAACTTACTGCTGTAATTCAAAAAGCATCATGTCCTTGGTGTAAGGAAAACGCAGAACATCTGAAAGAAATAAGAGATCATATAGATGGTATGGCAGTGAGTGCTCAACAAAAAACAGATATGCATGAAATGGTTAATGAGGGACAACTGAGTCATGATGAAAATCCTGATAAAGCACATGAATCTTTTGCACGACATGTTGGTTATGGAAAAGTACCAGACAAAGGAAAGTTTGTTTTTGGTCTAGGTAAATATAAAAAGTTAGATAAAGCAGAAGATGATGAACAGATAACAGGTACAAGTACTGGTGCAAAAAAGACACCTAATCCAAAGAAGTATCTTCATAAACCAAGTGAACATAATCCTATGGGAGTAATAAATCCACAATGGACAGACTGGAGAGCAGCAAGAAGAAAGCAATTAAAAGAGGGTAAAAGAGAAACAGACTCAAAAAAACTTCTTGAAAATATGAGTGCTGACACTAAACTCAATCTTCAAACTCAGGCAAAGTTAATCTCTGCAGGAACACAGAGTATTAATGATCAAAAGAGAGCAGAACAAAATAAAAAGAGAAAACCAATGACCAGAGGTGCACTGGCTGCAAGAAGAAAAAGACTGTTAGGAAAGGCTATATTGAGAATAAAGGCTATGATTGAAAGTTTAAAAGTAGAAGAAAACCAGTTCGGTGCATGGGGTCAGAGAGGCTTAGGTGAAGGTGAAAATTCTACTGACATACAAGGCTCTGGTGACACACACTTAATTTCACCTGTAAAACAAGAGGAATTAGATAAATTAATGGCAGGTGCTAGGTATTTACCTAGGTCAGTATCAAGAAAAAAGAAGCCTTAATCCTTTATATACGAATCTTTATAAACACATAAATATTTAAATACTCAGTAACTATGACTGACGAAGAAAATTCTAAAACTGAAGATTCAGTCGAAGAAGAGGAAGAAGACGACGAGTCTGAATCCGAATCCGAGAATGAATTTCCAGAGAGAGAAGAAGAGAAAAAAGCACATTTCGAAGAAGCTGTCAAAGCAACCTTTGATACATTAGCAGACCAAATGAAATCTATTGCAGAATCACAGAAAGCTGTAGTCGACTCTGTAAAGGGCTTTAGTAAAAGAATTAAAGCACTTGAAAAACCAACAGATCTACCTTTGAGCCCATCAGGCACTGAGAGTGGTGACGATGTTGGAGCAGATGTCAAAGTTCCTGAAGATCCTTATCCACAAGGTCAACAAGCCAAACTGGATGAAGACGGAAAGGAAACTGAAAACGACGAAGCAAAACTGCAGATGCAACAGAAACCAGTTGGTAAGACACAACTAGTTCAGAAATCTGAACACACATTCTCCACAGAAACTCCAAGACCAAACTCAGCACTTGAAACACTAGAGAAATCTGGTGGTCAGGACTTTTCACCTATTCTTAAAGATGCAAGAGCAGGTGGCTATGAAGGACTTTCAAAAGTTGCAAGAGAAATCTTGAGTGGTAAGTACTACAAACCATCTAACGATGAGGTAGGACAGTGGTAGAAATGGTACAGATTAAAACTATCGATGAATTAGAGGCACTGTATTATGGCTACAATCGAAATCTCTTAAGAAAAGCCGACGCACCAGCAACAACCTCCACAGCAGGCGTTTTCAACGCAATCTATGGAGCATATGCATGGGCACAACTTAACCTCGAAGCAAATGCTTTCGGAATCCTTCCAAAATATCCTTGGGATAAATCTGGATGGAGGGTTATAACTGCAAAGCCAACTCTAAATACTAACCAAGGCAACACTGCTTTAGGTGGTACTGCAGAGGGTGGTAACATTGCTGAAACAGTAAAACCAACACTACAAGAAATTGATGTTCGACCAAAGACAGCACAACTGCCTTTCTCAGCATCAGAGGTAATGGAGTGGTTGGCTACGCACAGCAAGGACGACATTTGGGGTGGACTTGGTTCACTTCGATTGTACATGGCAGTACAGCACAAGGAATTTCTTAACAGAATGCTTTTAGCAGACGTAGAAGGAACTGTTACAGGCTCTGGTACAAACGCTGGAACAACAGACTTTGAATCATTGGACAGAATTGTTTCATCCAACGCAGAAGAAACTGCATTAGGTGCATCAACCACTGGCTATTATGATCCTTGGGCTGCCAACGCAACCATTGACAGAGACAGTTCTTCAACTTTCGACTGTACAGTTGAAAGTGCAAGTGGTACAATAGGTACAAACGGTGTTCTTACCGACGACACTCTAAGATCTTTCTTACGAAAGATTAGGATTGCTGCTGGTAAAGATCCAAACGTATTCTTAGGTTCTCATGAGGTTTACTCTGAGATCCAAGGTCTTTATATGCCA